CCCGTATGGGCCACAGTTCCCGAGGAAGCAATGGAGACGGGTGGCAGCGTGAGCACAGCGGACTGGCATGAAGCTTACTGGCGGGACCTCAAGGGTACACCGCTTGACGGGCGATCCTATATAAGAGGCACAAGGCCGGAGCATGGGGACGTGGTGAAGGCGAAGTGGCATATGCGCAAGGTTAAGGATTTAACAGAGGAGCAAATTAAGGTGATTGCGGGGTTGCATAAATGCCAACCGTAAACGATGCAGCCAGCGAAGATCTAAACGCAATCATACAACGCCTCAGACCTAAACAAAGGGCATTCCTTGCCGCTTATGCCGAGATGTGCTCTATCACTACGTCAGCGGAAGCCGCTGGAGTTAAAAGAGTTACGCATTATGGCTGGCTAAGAGAATCCGAAGATTACAGGCAGGCTTTTGCTCTCGTCGAACCTATAGCAGTACAACACCTAGAGGATATCGCAGTTGGCCGGGCAACGGATGGCTGGCTTGAGCCAGTGTTTTATCAAGGGGCGGAGTGCGGGACGGTGCGCAAGTTTTCCGACAGCCTATTGCAATTCCTGCTCCGTGGCCGGGACAAGAAATACAGAGATAAGCAGCAATTATCCACCGTCGGCGAGGATGGTGAGGATGCACCTCTAAAGCTAGAGGTTGAGTATGTTAGCAAAAAAGCCGGAGATTAAGCGCAGGGAAATCAAGATCCAGCTCCACGCCAAGACCCAATTTCTCGCCGAGCCTCACCGCTACAAATGCCTTTATGGTGGCCGGAGCGGATTAAAATCCTGGGCAATCGCGCGGCAGCTTGTGATTAATGCGGCGAGCGGATCTAAGCGCATCCTCTGCGCTCGTGAGGTGATGGACACAATCAAGGAGAGCGTCCATCTCCTGATGAAAGATCAGATCGCCATGCTTGGCCTGGAGCGCATGTTTGAGATCCAGGACGCTGGCATTTATGGACGACACAAACAAAACATCGACACTCGTATAGTTTACACTGGCCTTCTAAAGTTACGCACGGATTCGACAGCCCTGAAAGCCTTTGAATCCTACGATATTTTGTGGCTTGAGGAAGCTCAGACAGCCAGCGCTGAGAGCATCCGGACGGTTATCCCGACATTCCGCAAGCCGGGATCAGAAATCTGGATCAGCTATAACCCGATGCTTGAGAGTGATCCTATTGTGGATTTCACACTCAAGAATCCTCCGGATGGCATGATAGCGGTAGAAACCTCATACCTGGATGCAGCTGAGGTTGGTTGGCTATCGGATGAGTCGCGGAATTACATCGAGCACCTCAAGAAAACCAATGAACAGCAATTCAACGAGGACTACGGAGGCCAGTTCCGGAAAACGGTTCCCGGTGCCGTGTTTGGCGAAGAACTCAGCCAGATGGTGAAAGCGGGGCGTGAAACCCGCGTACCGCATGATCCATCCAAGCCGGTCGAGACCTATTGGGATATTGGGGATCGATACACGGCAGTCTGGATGATTCAAAAGTACCCGTTTGAATATCACATCATCGACTACAAAGAGTTTGAGCTTTCGAGCATCCCGGCGATATTCACAGATCTTCACCGGAAGCCGTACAATTTCATCCTGCATACAATGACAGCTGACGCCAAATCAAATCAACTGGCAACGGGTAAGACGATTGAGCAGCAGGCTCAGGAGCTGGCGGGATTAAACAAGATCAGGGTGCTTGGGATCACGACATTAAAGGCGCAGATATCCAGCGCCAAAACAATCTTTCCCCATTGTTATTTTGACGCTGTGAATTGCAAGGATGGCCTTCACGCTCTCAGGCATTACCGCTTCCCAGAGCCAGGGAGAACGGGCGTAGAGCAAGACAAGCCCCTGCATGATTGGGCGTCTCACGGCGGATCAGCGTTTCAGACCTTCGCAGTAGGCGTAAAAGAGCAGCAATTTGAGCCACAACCAGAGCCTGTAAGCATCATCCCTAATTACATCAGCGCGTGGAGCTAAATGAGCGACGCCACACACAAAGAAAACCTCGACCTCTACAAATACGCGACCGATGCCTGGGAGGAGAACGCCAAGCAGGGCGACGAGGACATGCGCTATGTCTCAGGAGATCCCTGGGATCCAGAGGACCGCAAAGCGAGAGAGGAGGCGAAGCGTCCATGCCTGTGCTTTGATGAGCTTGGGCCTATTGTCAATCAGCGCATCAACGACGTCCGTCAAAATAAGCGCGGAGTCAAGCTGTCTCCCAAAGGAAACGGGGCAAGCGACAAGACCGCAGAGCTGCGCTCCGATATTATCCGCACCATTGAGAGTAAGGGCGGGACATACGCCTATACGATAGGCTACGAAAACGCCCTCCAACGCGGCATGGGCGGATGGGCTGTAAGCAAGCGCTATATCGCGTGGGATTCCCGCGATCAAGAGCTGTATATCCGCTGCATCCCCAATGCACGAGCAATGATCATTGATCCGGATGCCAAAGAGGCGGCAGCGGCAGACATGCGCTACGCTTTCCTTGTAGACACCATGCCTCTGGAAGCGTTCAAAAAGAAATTCAAAGGCGCATCGACCACAGACTTTTCACCGGAAATGACGGCGAACGCGTCACAGTGGTTCTCCGGCAAAAACGGTTCGATCCAGCTCGCTGAATGCTGGCGCACTGAGCCCAAGCCGGTGACTATTTATTGGGTAGGAGACAGGGACGATCCCAAGAAGATTTACAGCGACGATCTTCCCGAAGGGTACGAGCTAAGCAACGGCGGAATTACACTGCAGGGCCAGACTCTCCCTATTGTTGCGGACCGCAAATCAGAGCGGATCAACGTTGTTCAGTACATCATGAACGGCGTCGAAAATCTTGAAAAAACAGATTGGGAAGGCCGCTGGATACCAATCATTCCGGTGTTTGGCAAGCAATACTGGTTGCAGGATGCGGGCGGATCAAAACGCGTCGTAGAGAGTCTGATACGCAAGGCCAGAGACGGCCAGCTGCTCCATAACTATATCAAGACGGCAGAGCATGAGTCTATTGGGCGCGTCCTGAAAGCTACGCATATGGCGTGGGATGTTACGGTCGAAAAGTATCAGAAGGAATGGGCACTGGCAAACAAGGTACCTCTTCCTTTCCTTCGCCTCGATGCCACGAAAACCGGCCCTAATGGTCAGATGCTCGAAATGCCCCGCCCCATGGCCAATATGGAAATGGCGAATATCCAGGGCTATGAGATTGCAGATGAGGGAATTAAGCGCTCCATCCAAAATGCAATGGGGTCTTATTCATCCAGCACTGTCAAGGCCGACGCGGCTGGTAAGAGCGGTAAGGCTCAACTGGTTCAGGAAGCGCAGGCCGATCAAGGCAATTTCCATTTCACTGATTCGCTGGATCAATCTATTGAGCACACCGGGCGTATCCTCGATGAGATGATCCCGCATGTCTATGACACGCAGCGTGAGCTATTGCTTCGCCACCCGGACGATACCGCCGAGTCTGTCACGATCAATTCGGGAGCCTATGTGAATAAAAAAGGAGAGACCGTAGAGTATCGTACAGACGTAGGCGATTACGATGTCACTGTGAGCACCGGCCCTTCATTTCAGTCGCAGCGGGAAATGGCCGAAAAGACCGCAGACCTATTGCTGGAATCTCAGATATTTGCCCCCCGCATCGCAGACCTTGCCATCAAGCTCAAAAACCTGGGGCCAATGGGCGATGCCATCGCGGAACGCCTCACGCCTCCAGAGTTCGCAGACAAAGAAGAGAACGGAGCGCAACAGGCCCAACAGAAACTCCAGAAGCTAACGCAGGCGTTTCAGGTCATGACGCAACAACTCGAGCAAATGACAGCCGAGCGCGATGGCAAGAAATTAGAACTTGAGAGCAGGGAGAAGATAGCCGCAATGCAGGCGGATGTTGACAAGCTCCGCATTCAGGCAGACTTGCTTAAGACCCATGAGCAGCTCACGAGCAAAGAAACTATCGCCGCCACCGAGAATGATATTAAGGCGCAGTTTGCCGAGTTACAGGCGCGTATAGACATGATGAGCGCGGAGCATGGGGCAGAAATCCAACAGCGGCAGGCGCAGATGATGCCGGAACAGACAGGACAACAAGTTTAGTTTTTAAAGGGCAAGAAGTAAAGGCGCGGCGGCCCATGTAATCATGGATCTGTTGCGATTTCTCGCAGTGGGCTTAGGTAGCCCCGCCACTCATTAAAGTCATTGTAACACAAACGAATTTAGTTTTCACCCAAGGTCGCAGAAATGCGGCCTTTTTTATTTCCCAAACACAAAGGATAAAACATGGCAGACGAACAAACCGCCGCCCCGTCAGCGGCAGAAGTGTCAGCAGTAGAAGAAAGCATCCCAAGCCTGGAGACCTTCACCACGGAGCAGAGAAGCAAGTGGTTGGAGACCGGCGAATTACCCGAGCCGACCAAAAAAGAGGACCCGGCACCCTCTATCGAGTCCGGGGACGAAATTCCCAAACCACCCGCAACGGACGACGGGAAACCCAACGACACGCAACCGGAGCAAAAGCCCAAAAAAGGAGCCGAAAGCCGGAAGCCGGAGCTTGCAGCGGATATTCAAGACCTGCTTGCAGAACGTGCAAGATTAAGGCGCGAAGTCAAAGAGCTTGGGGAGTCTAAAAGCGCAAAACCAGCGGATCCGCAACCCGCAAAGACTGAAGCCAAGCCCGAAGCACCCGTAAAGCCAAAGATCGATGATTTTGAAACCTTTGATGCTTTCGAGGATGCCAAGGATAAGTACTTTTCGGACCTCGCAGACTATAAGGCTCGCGAGGCGGTCAGGATTGACCGGGAAACACGCGAAAAGGAAGCATCGGAACGCGCCAAGGCAGATGAGCAACAGAAGGTAGCTAAGAACTGGCGGGATAAGGTGGCGAAAGCCTCCAAGGACCGCGCCGATTTTGCAGAGGTTGCCTTCAGCACTGACG